ATCAAGCAGCTACGCGAAGCCGGGATCGCCGTCGGCCCGCAACCGAAACCCCAACCCCCCGGCGCCCGATAGGAGTCGACCCCATGTCGAAACCGTTTGAGCTATGCCCCGCCCGACTCGAACTGGTCGCCGCGCCCGACGCCCTGGAAATCCAGGCCGCCGAAGGCGAGGGCAAGCCGCCGACGTTTGCCGGCGTGGTCTACACCGGCGGCCCGATGCAGTTAAACGGATTCTATCGGCCCGTGATCGTCGACCTCGCCGGCATGAAGGCCGGCCAGGAAAACCCCGTATACAAGCAACACGACCCGAACCAGATCGTCGGCCACACGACGGCCGTCCCGATCACGCCGCAACGGATCACCGTCGAAGGCGTGGTCTCAGGCACCGGCGCCGCCGCGCAGGAGGTCGTCGCGAACGCCCGCAATAAATTCCCCTGGAAATTATCGCTGGGCGCGTCGGTCGACCGGCTCGTCCGCGTCGACGACGGCGAGTCGGTCCAAGTAAACGGCCGAACATTCCGCGGGCCCGTTCTGATCGCCCGCAAGACCACGCTCGGCGAGGTCTCGTTCGTCCCGCGCGGGGCGGACGCGAAAACGAAAGTAAAGGTCGCGGCGACGATCGCGGCCGAACCCCTTTTTCTGAAAGGAAATGCCCCCATGACCTTTGAACAATGGCTTAAAGCAAAAGGTTTCGACTCCAACCTCTTGACAGAAAGCGGCCTGGCCACGCTGCGCGCGTCCTACGACGACGAGCAGCGCGCCGACGCCGGCGCCAAGCCCGCCGACGATGCAACCGGCGCCAAGCCGATCCAGGCCGCCGCCGTCGAGACCGCCGACGAAATCAAGGCCGCCGCCGCGACCGGGCTTGACGAATTCCGCAAGGAAGCCGCCGCCGAGACCCGACGGATCGGCGCGATCCAGGCCGCCGCCAAGGACTTCCCCGAAATCTGCGCCGAGGCGATCGAGGCCGGATGGTCGAAAGAGCAGACCGAACGCGAGGTCACTCGCGAACGAGAGTTGCAGGACCTGCGCGCGAGCCGCGCGTCGATCGGTCCCGCGATCCACATCGAGGGCGCCGGCGACGGCGCGTCGGCCCTGGTTCTCGAATGCGCCGCGCGCATGAACACGTCCGAAGATCGCGAGCTGGTTGAAAAGGATTACGACGAGAAAATCCTCGCCGCCGCGCACAAGCATTTTCGCCGCCTGGGCTTCAAGGACCTCATTCGCGCCTGTTGCGACATGGAACACGTCGCCGCGCCGCGCCCGGGCGCGACCGAGACCGACTATATCCGCGCCGCCTTCTCGACAACCAGCTTGTCGGGGATTCTGGGCGACTCCGCGAACAAGTCGATGCTGGCCGCCTACCGCGCCGTTCCGTCGACCGCGAAGAAGATCGCGCGGAAACTCTCGGCGAACGACTTCAAGACGCACACCGGCTACCGCTTGACCGGCGACCCGAAACTGTTAGAGGTCGACGGAAAAGGCGAACTCAAGTATGGCAACCTCGACGAGGAATCTTTCACCTATTCGGTCGCCACCTACGGGAAGATTTTCGGGATCACCCGGGAGATGATCGTCAACGACGATTTGAACGCCTTCTCGGAAATCCCGCGACTTCTGGGCAAGGGCGCCGCGCTCACCCTCGAAGACCTCTTTTGGACCCTGGTCCTCGCGAACACGGGGTCCTTCTTCGCGTCGGGCAACAATAACACCTTGACGAACTCCCTCAGTTCCGCCGGCCTGGCCGCCGCGGTCGCCCTGTTCCGCAACCAGACCGACGCCGACGGCCACCCGGTTTTGCTCACCCCGACGACCCTGGTCGTACCGCCCGCGCTCGAAGAGACCGCCGACGAACTCTACACGTCGACAAATATCGTTCTCGGCACGTCGACCAAGGCCAAGGTCGGCAGCGCGAACACGCACAAGGCGAAATACAAGCCCGAAGTTTCGCCGTACATCTCCAACAGCAGCTACACCGGCTATTCGACCACGCGCTGGTATCTGTTTCCCGAGAAGGACGAGTCGCCCTTCGGGATCGCGTACCTCAACGGCGCCGAGAACCCGATCGTCGAAGAGGCCGACCAGCCGGCCGAATTCCTGGGGAAGGCGTGGCGAGGTTACACGGACCTAGGCGTTTGCCAGGTCGATTCGCGCTGCGGCGTGATGAGCGACGGCGACGACAGCTAACCGCCGCCGCGACCAACCCGGGGCAGATTACCTTTTTTCGGAATCCAACGATAGGAGAAATCAGACATGGCATACACCGCCACATTCAAGGCGATCGGCGACGTCGTCGACCATACGCCGGCCGCCGCCGTTTCGGCCGGAGACATCGTTGTCATTGGCGACCGCGTCGGCCTGGCCGAAGACGACATCGCCGCCAGCGCGCTGGGGTCCCTGCGCGTCCGGGGCGTGATTACTTGCCCGAAGGCCACCGGGACCGGCGAGGCGATCGCCGACGGCAAAATCGTTTATTGGGACGCCACGAACGAGGTCGCGACCGAAACCGCCGGTTCCAACAAGGTCATGGGGAAGACGGTCGGCGCCGCCGGCGATAGCGCGACCACCGTCGACGTGAACTTGAACGAAAAGGCGAGCTAACCGCCGCCCGACACCTAACCCGATCGGGGCGTCGCAATGGCCCGAACCCGCAACCTTGCGAGGCGTGGGGCCGAATGGCTTCACAGAAAGCAACGCGACCACGCGTCGCAAATTGTCATCTATTGCCGCGGCGAGGATCGTTGCCAATGCGAGGCCCTGATCGGGAAAACGGAATTCGAGGCGATCGACGAAGAGGGGATCGCCACGATCACCGAAAGCCGCGACTTTCTGATCCGCGCCGACGAATTGACCCTATCGACCGGCGCGATCGAGCCCCGCCGCGGCGACACGATCCACGAAAGGCACACCAAGACGACGGTCGTTTACGAAATCAACGCGCCGAAGGGGCAACGATGCTTTGCCCGCGACCTGTTCCGCGACCGATTCCGAATTCACACGAAAGAAATCGACTCTTACTGATCCAATGGCAACCGACCCCACGATCGCGATTCTCGCCGACGCCGTCGCCGACGCCCTGCGCGCCGCGACCTTGTCGCAAGACTTGACGACGTCGAATTGCCGCCGACGCTGGTTTCCATTCTGGAAATCGCTCGAAGACATTAAGGCGTTGCAAGTGCTTGTTGTCCCGAACGTGTTCGCGGAAACCGAAGACGACGACGACCGGGGCGACGGCGACGAGACCTTTACGATCTTCGTCGGAGTGCAAAAGAAGCTAACGGAGGCCGCGACCGACGGGAACGTCGAGAACTCCGAGGTCGACCCGCTTGTCTATCTGTGCGAGGAAATCCGCGACCTTTTCTTCCGCAAGCGATTGTCCAATCTGGGGATCACGCCGACGGTCGACGCCGCGATCCTCGCCTCGCCCTATACCGTGTCGCCCGAACACATGGCCGAATCGCGCACGTTTACCGGGATCGTTACCCTCACACTACACCGGGAGGGATGACCGATGCCGCGACGACGCGCAAAATCTGGGGGCGAAACGGTCGGGGGCCGCTTCTTCAAGGGCGGTCAGTTCGTCACGCAAGAGGCGCTCGATCGCGAGGCCGGAATGTGTGGAATGGGGTTCGGCGCCTGGTTCGACATCGGAAAGATTCTGCGCCGCAAGCGCCGCGCGACGATCCGCACGATTCAGTGGTTCGCCGGCGCCGTCCGCAAGGCCGCGGTCCGATCGCTCAAGCGCCGCAAAGGCCCGTCGCCCAAAGGATCGCCGCCGCACAGCAAGACCCGCCGCCTGCCAAAGGCGATCCGCTACCACGTCGACCGCGTCGCCGAGACGGCGATCGTCGGCCCGACGTTCGAGGGCGTCGGCCTCGCCGGCGCCGCCCACGAATTCGGCGACACGTTCCGCGGCGATCGCTTCCCGCCGCGGCCTTATATGACCCCCGCTTTGGAAGAAACCCTCCCCCGGATTCCGCGACTGTGGACCGGGTCGATCCGCGAATAGAAAGGAAAAACCATGTCGAAAGAACAAGCCCCCTTCGGCTTCGAGTGCAAAATGTACTATTTGACGACCGGCACCCGCGCCGCCTGGTCCGACCCTATGTCCAATCTTGGCGAGATCGACGAGGTCCGCGACGCCAAGTTGAACTGTTCGCACGTCGAGGGCGACGACACCGATCGCTCGACCGCCTACGTCTTGACCGACGTCGGCCTGGTCGAGGCGTCGGTCGACTTCCAACTCCGCAACGACACCAGCCAGACGCCCTATCAGACGATCCGGGCCGCCTTTACCGGCCGCTCGACGATCGCAATCGCTGTTCTCGATGGCGCCTACGACGAGGCCGCGAGCGAAGGAATCTGGGCCGACTGGGTCGTTACCAAATTCGAGCGGCCGGAAGGTCTGCGCGAAAAAACGCATATCGACGTCACGATCAAGCCGGCGCGGACGAGTGTCGCCCCCGAGTGGGTCGTCGTTACCACATAGCCGACGCCGAAACCCGACCACCAGGCACGCCGCGGACCGCCGCGGCTTGCCGCATTATGCGAGGCCCCATGAAAACCTTCCGAGACAACGCCGGCCGCGAGTGGGAAATCGCGGTCAACGCCGCGACCGTCAAGCGGGTTCGCGCGCTGTTGCAATTCGACCTGGTCGCAACCAAGAACGTTTACGAGCAACTGGTCGCCGACCCCGCCCTATTGGTCGACGTCGTCTTCGTCTTATGCCAACGACAAGCCGAGGCGCAGGGAGTGACCGACGAACAGTTCGGCCAGGCAATGGCCGGCGACGCGATCGACGCCGCGACCCGGGCGCTGCTTGAAGAACGCATAGCTTTTTTCCCGAACGCCCGGGATCGGGCCCGGGCGAAGAAGGCGCTGGAGAAAATCGAGGGATGGATCGAGACGGCGCAGGACGTGATGGAAAAGACCCTCGACGATCCGGCGACCGACGCGAAGATGAAGGCGTTGATTGCGACCCGTTTCAACTCTGCCTTGAACTCGCCGGAATTATCGGCGTCGAACCCTGGGGATTCACCCTCCGAGAACTAACCCACATGGCCCGCGGACGGGCCGACGCCCAATGGACCCACACTAGCGCGCTAATGGTCATGGTCGAGACGTCGGTCCGATCGCTATTTTCCGACCGCGAGATCGAAATGGACCTAGGAAAATACCACCCGCGACGGCGCGACGAGGTCGAGGTCGAACCGCCGAAAGCGGACATATCCTGTTTGAAAGTCTTTCTGCCGAAGAAAGGGTAGACAATGGCCGCGGGTCGATCGATACGCGCTGGTGCCGCTTACGTCGAGCTATTCACGAAAGACGCCCGCTTTATTCGCGGCCTGCGCCGCGCACAATACCGGCTCCGCGCGTTCGGCATGTCGGCCGTGTCGGTCGGCCGGCAAATGATGATGGCGACCGCCGTCCTTGCCGCGCCCCTGGTCGGGGGCGTCAAGGTCTTTGCCGACTTTGAAAAGCAGATGGCGAACGTCTCGACGATGCTCGACCGACCGGCCGAACACATGGACCGCTTTCGCGCCGGAATCCGTTCTATGTCGGTCGAATTCGGCGAGTCGACCGATACCCTATCCCGCGGGCTTTACGATATTCTATCCGCGTCGATCGCGCCGGCGAAAGCACTCGACGTCCTGGCCGTCTCGGCGAAGGCCGCAAAGGCCGGCCTTACCGATACCGGGGTTGCCGCCGACGCGATCACGACGATTCTCAATTCCTACAAGCTATCGGCCGACCAGGCCGGGTCGGTTTCCGATCTGCTGTTCGCGATCGTGAAAAAGGGCAAGACCACGTTCGCCGAATTGGCGCCGTCGATCGGTATGGTCGCCTCGACCGCGTCGGTCGCCGGCGTCCCCCTCGAAGAACTCGGCGCGATGATCGCCACCTTGACCCGGAACGGGGTACAGACCGCCAACGCCGTTACCGCGGTCAACCGCGTGATCGCCACCTTCTTGAAACCGACCGACGACGCCGCCGCCTACGCGAAGACGCTCGGCTTCGACCTATCGTCGACCACACTCCACGCCGAGGGCCTCGAAGGCGTCTTTCGGAAAATCGCGACGCTGCCCCCCGACGCGATCGCCCGGCTCTTTCCGAATATCCGCGCCCTGCGCGGCGTGTTGCCGGCGTTGCAGGACATGAGCGGGTTGACCGAAGATATTGCGTTCATGGCGAACCGGGCCGGCCGGACCGAAGAAGCCTACGCGAAAATGGCCGCGACCTTGTCCCACGCGTTCGACCAACTCAAACAAAAGGGCGTATTGCTCCTATCGGTAATCGGCGAGCAACTCGCCGAGGCCGTCCGCGACGCCGGAACGCAACTGATGACCTTCGCCGACTGGTTCGTCGACCTGATCCAACAGAACAAGGACCTGGTCGTCGCCGCCGCCGGCGTCGTCGTTACGATCGGCGCGGTCGGGGCCGCCCTGGTCGTCGTCGGCGTCACCGCGCAGACCCTGGCCTTTGCGATTGGCGGCCTGATAATGCCGTTGACCGCCGCCGCGACGCTGTTGTCGACCCTCGCCGGCGTCGCCGCCTTTGTGGTTTCCCCGATCGGCCTGGTGATCGCCGGCCTGATCGCCGCGGCCGCGACGTTCGAGGTCTTTTGGTCGACCGCAAGCCGGGTTGTCGACCAGGTCGGCGACCTGTTCGCCGGGCTGAAAAACACCGTCGCCGAATCGATCGCCGGGATCGTCGACGCGCTGAAGACCGGCGATCTGCGCATGGCATGGCAGATCGGCGTCAAAGGGCTTGAGGTCGTTTGGCTTGAGACGACGGACTTCCTAATGCAGAAGTGGGGCGACCTCACCGCCTGGATCGTCGAGGCGTGGACCGGGGCGATCGCCGGGATCAAGGAAATCGGATACGAGCTATTCGGGCCGCGGTTCGATAGCATGTTACAGGACCTGCGCGGCCTGTTGGGCTTGCAGCAACAGGCGAAGGGGATCAAGACCCACGCCGGGAAAGGGACGGCCGTCGACCCCGACACGATCACCAAAGAGGACCGGATCGCCGCGGCGTGGGACAAGGCCGAACAAGCCGCCGCCGAACACCGGGCCGGCGCCGAGGCCGACCGACGACGCCGCCGCGCCGAACTCGACGCCGCAAAGCGCGACCTCGACGACCTCACCCGCCGGGCCGCCGACAAACGCCAAACCGTCGACATGCTTCGCGGCCTGCCGTCGGCCGACGAACTCGACCAGATGATCGCCGAAATGTTCCCCGGCGCCGCCGCCGGCGGCCAGGCCGCGACGGCCGCCGGCCAGGCCGCCGCCGTAGGGACCCGGATCGCGTCGGAGGTCCGCGGTACCTTTTCCGCTTACGGCCTGCGGGGCCTGGCCGCCGGCGGCCGGAACAAGGTCGAGGATAAGCAACTAGGCCACCTCGAGGCGATCGACGAAAACATCGAGGCGCTTCTTACCAAGGCGCAGGACCACGGATTGACCTTTACGAACGAGTGATTCTATGGCCGTTACGTTCGAGCTATTCAAGGGTCGCACCGGCGACGACGACAACCGCGACCTGTTCTACAAGGTCAAAGGCACGTCGAGCGACCTCACGGCGCGGACCGAGGTCGAGGCCGCCGCGCCGTCGACTTACGACGGCCTGGCCCGCGACAAGGTCGTTCTTGTCAAACCCTTTCCCCCAACCGGCTGGCTGTTCCGCGTTCATTACGTTCGCCCGGGCTCCCAACGCCCCGAAACAAACGACTCGAAATTCCGATTTTCGACGACCGGCGGGTCGCAACACATCACGCAATCGATCGCCACCAGCCAACAGCGGGCCGTCGCCGGCGTCACCGCGCCCAACTTCGGCGGCGCGATCGGCGTTACCAAGGATAGCGTCGAGGGCGTCGACATCGGACAAGGCGTTTACGAGTGGAGCGAAACCCACTATATCCCCGACTCGCAGATCGACGACACATACAAGGAATGGCTTCGCCATCTTACGTGGCGGACCAACGACGACTTCTTCCGCGGCTTCGAGGCCGGCGAGGTCCTGTTCATGGGATGCGAGGGCGGCCCGCGAGAGGATGAGGTCGACTGGGAAATCGAGTTTCATTTCGCCGCGTCCGAAAACCTGGTCAACCAGACCGTCGGCCAGATCACCGGGATCAACAAGAAGGGCCACGAATACCTATGGTGCAGCTACGAGGACTCCGACGACGAGGATCAACTTGTCAAGCAACCGATCGTCGCGAACGTCGAGCAAGTCTATTATGAGGGCGACTTCGACCACCTAAACATTGATTGAGGTCGACCGATGCAGAAGAAGAAATCGGGCGACGCCTTCAAGGGCTTTCCGTATCGGCTCTATAACGACTTGCTCGAAATGCGCCGCCTTTGGAAGGTCGGCAAACTGCTGATCGGCCGCCGCGCCGCCCGCGATCTGCCCGACGCCGATCTGGTCAAGGTCAAAAATACCACCGGCGCGACGATCGCCCGGTTCGGCGTCCTGGGCATTTCCGGCGTGATTATCACGCCGACCGACCGCGCGAACCAGTTCAAGCAAAGGCCCGCCTTGACCGGGACCACGCCGACGACCGCCGACCACGCCGGCAAGTTCGTTATCGTACAAGAGCCGATCCGCGCCGGAAAAACCGGCCTGGCGATCGTGTCGGGCGTGTCGGTCGCAAAGCTAAACGTCGGCGACGCCGACCACCAGTTCGCCGACGTCCGCAACGCCGACGCGACCGAACTCGACACGGGCAACACCGGCGCCGCGCGGATTCTTTACAAGGAGTCGGGCACCGGGTCGGGCAAGTGGGGGCTTGTGCGCGTCAGCAACGGATCGCCGGGCGGATCGGTTTGGATGGTCAAGGCGCAGGTCGACGAGGTCGGGGGCGTCGCCGCCGATGATGCGACGTTCAACGTCGACAACGTGTCGATCGTTCAACCCGACGCGAACGCCGACTATCCGAACGGCGCGACGCCGACGCAATTCAACAACTCACTCGACGGCGAACTCGACGACGACGCCTATATATACGCCGTTTACAATGTGACCACGGAATTATGGGACACGATCGCGGGACCCTGCCCGGCATGATCTGGCAACCCGAAAAAACGCTTTGGACCCCCGGCGACCCGCTGGACATGCGACCGCCGCGCGACCGCCGCCGGTTGCCCGCGTGGCGAGAGTACGGCTATGGCTACGGCGAATGTTGTCCGGGCGAAACGTGCGACTATTGCGACGGCTCGATCCCCGACCAGTACACCGTCACCTTCGCCGACGTTGCGAACGGGACATGCGGCGACGCCGCGCATTGCGCCGCCTATTGGAATTATACGTTTACCCTGATCCGCAACCAGGACACGCCCATAAACACTTGCGCATGGATTTATCCGGGGCCCGAATCGACCGATTATGACATCGAGGGCGATTGCGACGACGGTTGCGGCGATCACCTGAACCAGGTTCAGCTTCTTTGGTACACCCTGGCGGGAAAGTACGGGGTTTATGTGATCGCCTCGATCGCCACGGTCCATTGCGCCGGCGAATCCGCCGAATTCTACGTCGAATGGGACGAGCCGGTTAGTTGCGAACTCGACGAGCAAGAGCTAGTTCTCGACGTCGACAATATGGGGACGTGCGACTTTTCCGCCGCGACTTGCGTTGTTTCGAGTGTGTGACATGAACCCCCACCTAAAGCGATTCCTCGAACGTCGCGCCGCCGCGGCCGGCTTGCCCGGGCCCGCCGCGGCCCGCGACCGCGCCCTGGTTGCGCGGATCGACCAGGCGATCGTAAACGGCCAGGCGAACCGATCGCCCGTCGACGTCGAAAGGTGCCTCGCGATCTGCCGGGGTTGCGAGCAGTTCACCGGCGACAACTGCCGCCGCATGTTCCGATCTTGCTCGACCCGCGACACCTGGATTCGAGCGCTCTTGATCCTCCGCGGCCGACCGACCCACGATTGCGAGCAATGGAGCAAGAAAGATGATCCTTGCGACCCTGGCCTTCGTTGCGTTCGCCGCGGGTGATCCGCCCGCGACCGTATGCCTTACCGAATTGGCAGAGGTTCAATACTACGACGTTACCAGGGCCGACGGCGTCGTCGGCGAGGTCGCCACCTGGACGTGGTCGGTTGAAATTGCCGAGAATCTACCCAACGGGCTAGTTGGGTGGAATTACGCCGGGGTGGTCGTTGCGTCGCGCCTTATCTGGTACGATTGCAACACCCAAAGCCTGTGGGCCTGGTGGTCCGCCAAGTCTGGACAATCCGGCGTCGAGGAAACGCCCGACGACGCGATTCGCGCGATCGT